TTGTTATAGAGATTAAATCACGCATAGTAGTGTATTTAGTCTTGGATAAAATGAAAGTCCTTGTCCAGCCATGCATACATGATGTCTTCTTGACGCAGATACCCGTACTTGTTTAGACTGTTTTTCATGCTGTCGTTTAACAGATTTTTAGCAGCCAGATCGTTCCAGCTGGTATCTGCAGGGTCCATTGGTTCATGATCTGTTTTGTACACTGCTATATGCAACCACGGATCTGCTGCTTCTTTGAGAAAGTATGCATCTCTGCAGTCAAAGCCGTTCACAGCCAGCATGTACACCATGCTTAAAAAATTATGGTTAAAATACGCATAGTTGTGATTGCGCACAACCAAGCGATTGTTTACATAACCGGATTGATAGGGAATACCAATATAGAGCATGCCATTGGTAACCATTTGCTCGTTCCAGAGCTTGAGCGTGTTCAGTGGATTGGTAGCATACTGGAAACTGTTATGGCACCAGATCATATCCACTGGACGACTCAACACTCGGCGTTCAAAGTTGCCTTCAATTATGTTCACAGAGTCTGGTAGCATTTCTTTGTTGATCTGCCGGACGTTTTTATCCACTGCATAGCAACGATAGTTTCGTGGTCGAATAGTTTCTGTGATATTACCTTGCTCATCTTCAACGATCTCAATATACTCATTGCGAGCCCACCAGTTGATGTCTAGACCTTCGCCACAGCCCATGTCAGCCACGCTGGTTAAGCTGTCCATGAAGTCGTCGTAGTTGGATACCAGCTCTAGTACTTTTAGACTATGCTGGTGACTCTGATGTGCGTTGTTAAAGCGATCCATGTGTTAGTATCTCTATGATTACTTGTTCTTTTAGTTCTTTTAGCTTTGGCTCAAGTTGGTAGTATGCTTCTGCTATTTCTGCATCACTGCCCCAGGAACGTTGTGTGTTCAAGTGGTGTGCCCACTTAGCACAAGAATCTTTAAGTAACTGTATGTCAACTGTGTTCTGGCGAGGACGAGCCTTCCAGCAAAGATCAAACTCTGTTAATAGTTCATCTGCTCTGTCTTGCCAATTGGTCATACTGTTACATCTTCCATTCCTGCTGTGCGAAGTCTTACCACATGTCCTAGCATGAAGTTCTTGCTTTCAAGACCTTTCATTACACCTAGCCATTTGTTGCGTAGCAGAGCCACTTCATTGATGATGGTTTCAAAGTCAATCACTTCGTCTTCTCCGTCCACGTACTTTTCAGCATCTCTACTGGTCAGCGCACGGGCATAGCTTTCTAGGTATTTTTGGAAATGTTTTCTTCGAATCTTCCGCAGTTGTATATTTAAGAAATTTAATACCGCTTCAATTTCTTGTAGTTGGTTGAAACGATGTTCAGTGATACCAGGCAGATTAGCCAGGCCTTTTTCCACAAGCCCGGCTATCCTTACATCATTTTTTGCACTGCCTAACTCACCTTCGTAATAGTTAATAAACCCTGGAATTTCCCCAAGGTTCCCAACTATTTTGTTATACCACATCAGTCGTCACCGTAGTCGTAGTCAATTTCTTCCTCATCTGGATCCTCGGCATCGAGATCCAGATATTCTTCACTGGCTCTTTTAAGGTATGAATCTGCGCCAGCAATCTGTTTGAGATCTTCTTCACTTACGCCACTGTCGTTTAGTATACTAAACACATGATCAGCGGCAGCTTGACGATCTTTGCTAGGCACATATTCTTTCATGATGGTATATGCGTCAATCAATGCATCAATTTCAATACTCATTCTACTGTTTCCTCTACAAGTTCAGCAGTGACTTTGTGTGGATTAGCTTCAAAGTCTGCCATCACTTTATCCAGTGATCCGTCGTCGTTGCGTTCCCAGGCCTTACGGAACTGTTTGATAACTGTACCGTCTGCTAGGGTGTATTTAAGACTATTGCCTTCCTTCTGCAATAATCCTTTAGATTCCATCATGTCTGTTAGGCCCGAGTACGGGCTCATGCCAGATTCGTATGGAATCTTAACTTGTACTGATTCAAACGGTTTGGCATAGCGAGTTTTCATGACCTTGCAAGCGGCACGAATACCTTTTACTTCTGAAATCTTGTTGCCGTCTTCATCTTCTTTGAGCTTGAGTTTACGCATGGCAACAACAATACTACTCGCATATATAAAGCCTTGTCCACCTGAGATCTTGTCGTCAGGATCAAACATGTCCTGGCTTGCATAGGTGTGTGCTGTACATACCAGGCCTAGATTCAAGTTACCAAACATGTTCACACAGTTACGAACCAATGCAGCCAGTGCTTTGGGTTTACGACCCATGTCACCTTTCATGTCACCTGCTTCAAACTGGTTAACGTCTGTTGGCGTCAGCAACATACCCAATGAGTCAACCACAAACAATACCTTAGGACGGTCTGCCTCTGACATGGTTTTGTATTCCTTGACAAATTCGCTAATCATCTTGGCCACATCATCAATCATGGCCATGTTAAGTTTCAACAACTTGTCTTCTGCTGTGTCTACACCAAGTGCGTGTAACCATTTCTCATCAAGAGCGTTTTCGCTATCAATAAGGATTGGGTAGATACCTTGCTGTTGTGCATGACGAATCAAGTTACCTGAACAGATAAATGATTTGCCTGCACCCGATTCACCTGCAAACACAGTGACCTTGCCCATTGGAATACCTTTATTAAAGTTTCCAGAGATAAGATAGTTTAGTGTATAGTTGCCTGTAGATATCCAGGTATCTGGATCGTTAAAGCCCACGGAAATACCGTCAATGCTTTTTGTAATGCTTTTCCTGAACTTGCTCAGGTCAAATGGTTTTGCCATAGTTGATTCCTCTTGTCATTAGTATAGTTGATAATCTGGGCATACACAACGGTGTAGAGGCCCAAATTGTGTTTAAGACTTCTGACGATTACGAATCATTGCCAAAATGTCTTCTGCACGTTGGCTAGATGCGGCTGGTTTTGCAACAGGCTCTTCTGCTTCTGGTACTTCAACAGGTGCGGGCTTGGCAACAGGTGCTGCCTTGGCAGGAACATCGTCCTCAGCATCATGTGCTGCCGGTGCGCTTGCTGACGATGCATTATTGTTCTGTAAGCCCGGTGGCTTGTAGTAAGCACCCCAACGTTCTGGATCATATGCTTGACCGTCAACGCTGGCTTCAAACATTTCTTTGATAACTTTAAGCTCAACATCAGTTGGCTTTTTAGGCAAGAAGTCTGTCAGGTTAAACAAGCCATGTGTATCAATTGCGGATTGTTCATTTGCTATAAGTGCAGATTCTTTACGAGCCCAGCTAGAAGTGCTGTAGTCAGCATAACCACCTTTGGAAGTTTTCTTGATAGTGAAATCAAGACCTCCGGTGTAGTCTGTTGGCATATTTTCCATCTCTGGATCCATTAACGCATTCTTAATCAAGTTAAAAATTTGTGGACTGATCACAAAACGACGGATTGGATTCTCTGGAGTCTTGTCATCGCCAATTGGGTTCTCACGAACAAAACCCTGGAACAGGTAAGACTTCTTCTTCCAGTACTTACGGCCCATTTCTTCTAGTGCCGCATCTTTAAACCAAGTACGTACTTCAGCAAGTACAGGACATGCTTCGCCATACATTTCCACGCATGGAACTTGTACAACAATAGGTTTGCTGTCTGCTTGACCTTTGATGCCTGCAAAAGGCAATCGGATCATGAGTCGTTCGACCCAGAAGAAAGAATTTTTGGAGTTGCCGTCTGGAAGGAAACGGACTTTTGCGCTTGTACCTTCGGCTATGTTCCAATGCGCATAAATTGCATTGTCGCCTCCAGTTTGATTACCGCCTTGACGGCTCTCGGCTGCTTGTAGTTTTGCACGGATTTCGGCTAATGTAGTTGCCATGATGTTTTCTCCTTAATGAAAGTTTTAAATGTGCCATGATAGTTTGTTTGCGCACACCTTGTAGTATACGCACTTTTATTTAGTCTTGCAAGAGGCTTTTGATCTTATTTTATCAAAAACGATTGAATGCCCGAAAGTCGTTTGATTATTGCCAATTCTTCACTGACCACGGGTTGACCCGTTCCGGGTGCCGCAGTTGGTTCTGGAGGTGGTGGTGCTGCTGCCGGAGTTTGAGCTGGTATGGCCTGATCCATTTCTGCAGCATCGCTCAATCCAAGTTTATCATACAGTCCGGGCATCTCTTGCTTCATGAAATGTTTTACCACATCACGGGCATCTGCTCTAGGACCTTCGTTGTCGGCCAAGTCGCCTAGACGATCAAACAGTTCGTCGTCACCAATAAGATTATACAGGGCACTGGTAGCGTTTTCAGCATCAGTGCCCACTTCCATTGGATTTGCCATGAGTGTTTTTAGTTGTTCTAGATCTTCTGGAGTTTCTGGTAATGCCCATGTACCTTCCATGATCTCGGAGCCTGAGTCAAAGTCAATATAATTAATTTCGTTTTCGCCGATTCGTAATCCTTCTTTGAGATTGCGTAGGTCGCGTAGATAGTGTGTGGCTAACTTAACTGCCAGTGCTTGATTTTCTTTTAGAGTTTGGTCACTGTCTTCTGTTACATTGTTGTAATTGGTTGCCCAGTGTTTGGCAAACTCTGAAATTTCAGGATTTGCTAATGCACGTTGAGCAATGTCTTCTAACACTTTTACTACCAGGTCTGTTGGATGTAAAAATGTTAATGCCTTGATATATTCATCCATGCCTTCGTTGGCTAACAATTTTAAAGGCAAACGGTTTTCTACGACGGAACGCACTGTGTCAATTTGTTTTTGTTTTGCTTGCTCATGTAGCTGATATGCTTTGTGTACCAGTGGGAGTGCTGCCGTCATGCGATCATCAAATATTTTTTTGACGAATTTTTCTTTCATGCTGTTAACATCTACTTCGTCTAGTTGTTGTGCCTGTGGTTCAAAACTTTCAACAAATGATCGATATGCTTTTGCACCTTTGAGGTGATTCAGTTGTCGGTGCATGCCATGATAATAACTTGTTGCTGCCTCTACCATACCATTGGCAGTGCTGTCTTCAAATGTGCGATTACGCATTCCGCGAACAAAGCGACTTAGTTCAGTCATTTCCTGGACCATGACATTCAGGTGTTGGCCTACATCATCGTAAGGCACTCCACCTTCTGCGATATGGCGAGCCATTGCTCTTGCGCCAGCCAACTTGTTATGTTGCATCTTGAAACGTTCGCCTTGGTCGTTTTCTACATAGATTGCATTGATATGTCTGGCTCGGCTTCCACGAACTTCTGTGTTCACGCTTTCGGTGTGTACGATCCTGATACGTGCGGCACCAACATTTTCAAAGCTGGTCATTGGAGTTCCGTACATGCGGCTTTCTGTAACTTTGACATCTTGGGTGCCTAGGGTGCTGTCTGCTTTGCTCACTTGTTTTAGATCCTTAATATGTAGATTACTTCGACTGATGTCTCGAGTGTCGAATGTCAATAGATTACGTCTGGCAAAATAGCGTAGTTCGTGTAAGAACTCATACCATTCTTTGCGCTGTACATCATCTAGCTTTTCGCTGATGTTTCTGCTGAAATAGATTTTTAGGCTGTTTTCGTCGATCAGGCTGAGTGTGATATTACCAAAGTTTTCGCCGTCCTTGCTAACATAGTCAAAATTGAAGAATCGTGCTTCTTCTGGATTTGGAGTTGCTTTAGCAGTTTCGTTGCCTAAGTTAACATTCTCAAATCTACTACGGACTTTTTCAAATAAATCTTCGGCAATTTTTTCTATTTCGCGTGACATTGTATTGGTTTCCTAATGCTGTATTTAGCCTATTACCAACCAGATCCTGTTGACATCACAAACGGCATGGGCTCTACATAGTCAGTGAGCGCATCACGCAGTTCGTTATCCAGCTGACTATCAAACTCTTTGAGCAGTTGCACCATGCGTACTACCAGTAGCGTGGCCATGACTAGATCGTCAGTTTCGCCCAGTTTTGCCGCATAACTTACTCCATGGGCAACAAAGGTTTTAAGCTCGCTGATTAGATTTGAGCTTGCAATAGTCATTTTTTTAGTTTCAACCAGGCTCTTGAATTTAGAACAAACTGCCAGCTTGGTTTTGTTTGTGGTTGTAAATCCCTTGCGGTGGCTTCTGCTACTGCCTATTCTTGCGGGCTCACTAAGGAATATGCCCGGTATGTTTTCTTCACCAACTTCGCTGATAGCAACCAGTGCGGCTTCGCCCAGGGTATTGTTTTCCACGGAGTAGTAAACGCTGGTATTATCTGTAGCACTTACTAGATAGCTGGTAATTTCTTTGAGTATGGCCACTTGCCGTTGCACAGGTGTTTTATTATGCTGCCACTCAGCTACCTGTTTTAATCCCGGCAATTCAAATACTTGTATTGCACTTGGGTCGCCACCTGTGCCCAGGCTAGGATCTAGCCCAACAACATAGGTACAGCCACGTTGTGGCTTTTTGTACCAGCGTACCTGTCCTTGTTTTTCAATTGGTTCAATACCACCCATTTCAAACAGTACAACAGCATTGATCAAGGTCTCATCAAAGATCAAGAACTCGCATTCCATTTCACGTCGGAAACGCTCTTCCCCTAGTTGCGATTTCATTTCGCCTGCCCACTTCTCATCACGGTCTGGATGTTCTCTCCAGTTACTACGGAATCCTTTGAATCCGTTTGCGCCTAGTTCTGTTTCATTTCCAAACTCGTCCACGCACTTGTTAGCACCTTTCCAGATCAGCGCAAACTGGTCTTCGTCTGAGTTTGGTGTGCTGGTGATAATACACTTACCACCTGTTGCCAGTGTAGGTGTAATGGATGTCCAGAAGTCCTTGGCAATAGTTGGTCGCACAAATGCAAACTCGTCACAGTAGAGAAGTGAAATACTCATACCACGACCTGTATTTTCTGTAGTTGTTTGCGCCACAATACGTGATCCGTTTTCAAAATCAATTGAGCCTTTGTTATAGGAGGTGACACCTGCTCGTATAAAATCAGGACAGTTTTCATAAGCATATCGCACACGTTGCATGATCTCCTGTGCGCCTAGATACTTGTGTGCCGCTACTAAAATTGTAGAATCCGGTACGAACATTGCGTACCATAATAAATACCCTGCCGCACTGGTTGATTTCCCCGTTTGTCTAGGCATCAGGCTGATAGAGAATCTATAATTGTGGTAGGTGTCAATCAATCTTTCTTGGTACTCAAACGGATGATACTGTATGCTACCCTTGGTAGGATGCTGTATATGGAAGTAGTTGTCCATGAAATACATCGGACCCGTTACTGGATCTGCACATTTTGCTAACTCGCGTATTTGTAGCTCAGTGTAGCTTTCAATTTGGTGAGCCTTTTTAACAATTACGTTTTCTAAACTTTTTGACATATAAGTATTTAACATGAATTGCCTACTCTTAAATTCTAATTTTGAGCCAATCAGCATTCTACCGCTGAGTATTATCAATTGGCAACACGCCATCAAGCTGATGTTCTTGGACCGTATCACGGTGTTGGAAACCTACGACAATCATGTTGCTCGTAGTGCTAACTTGACAATTCATTATCCTGCTGTTGCTGTAACCAAGAACTACTTCAACAACAAACGTGGTGTACGCTTCAGTCGTGCTCACTTGTACCTGCGTGACCTGTATCAATGCCAGTACTGCGGTGATACATTCCCTGGAGGCGAACTGACCATTGACCACATGATTCCACGTGCAAATGGTGGTAAAACCACGTGGGAAAATAGCGTAGCTGCCTGTAAACCGTGTAATCATAAAAAAGGTACAAAGCTATGGAAGCCTATGCGCATGCCCTACAAGCCAGACTACTACAACCTAGTGGCCAAATGGAAACATCGTCCTGTGCATATAGAGCACCCAAGCTGGTATCAGTATCTAGGTATTGATGAAAAACAAATTGCCACTGGCTAGACTGGTTTTTCGCCTGTTAGATAAGGAAGGCTAAACCATAAACGAAACCACTCAGGTGTACCTGGTTCTATGTTATGTTGTTTTTCTAGCTGTTGTTTTTCAGTGCCAGTTACGCTGATGTTTATTCCAGTGTACTGTTTCCAGTCTGGTTGTTGATCTACTCCACTGAGTTTGCGTAGCTCTTGGATTGAGTCCATTATTTGCCAAACCATAGTGCAAACCACGCAGGAG